TGCTTCTTTGGGTGCGTTTATCAAGACGAACACAGACAAGCAGACCAATGGTACTGATCCATCTTACACAACGCTGCCAAACAGCGCCCGTACAGATGGCAACGTGCGCACATTCACTGAAACCATTTTGAAAAATGTGATTCAGAAAGTGTGGACTGCTGGTGGCACACCTAAGATTTTGATGTGCGGTCCTGTTAACAAACAGCGCGTATCAGGTTTCTCTGGTATTGCTTCCAGCCGTTTCAACATTGATGGTGGTGCAAAGCCTGCCACATTGGTCGGTGCAGTTGACATTTATGTCTCTGACTTTGGCAATGTGCAAGTGATTGCAAACCGCTTCCAGCGTGAGCGCGATGCATGGGTGATCGATCCTGACTACGCCAAGATGACAGTGCTGCGCCCTTACCAGCAAGTCGAATTGGCCAAGACTGGCGATGCTGAAAAGCGTATGCTGATCGTTGAGTGGGGTCACAAAGTGTTGGCGGAAAATGCCCATGGTCTGGCAGCAGACTTGGTTACTTCTTAATCGAAGGTAAATGGAAAGGGCCGAGGAAACTTGGCCCTTTTTTTAAAATGATTCACAAAAGACTATTTAGCGAAAACAAAGATCAAGGCATCAAGCGCATCTGGCATGAAAACCCAGAAACTGGCGATGTGACCATTGAGACCCAACAAGATGTCACAGCGGTGATTGAGGCCAACAAGGCCATCTATAACGCTGTGGATGAGAAAGCCAACTGGACTGGTGAATGGCACTTGGTGGCATCCATCCCCGAATCCCTTTATTACAAGATGAAGGCCGAGGGCAAGATCGATGACCAGGAGTACATGAAGCGCTGGCTCAACGACAGCGACAACCAATTTTTTAGAACTAGACCTGGGAAAGTATGAACTACATTGCAGTCTGCACACCGGCCCGTGATCAGGTACATACCAATTACACATATTGCATGGTCAATATGGTGGCGTATCACACACTCAACACCACAGACGCTATCAGTCTGAAATTGATGCAAGGCACGATCATCCAAAACCAAAGGGCTGACCTTTGCTTGGATGCCATGAAAGAGGGCTGCACACACATACTCTTCATTGACTCGGACATGACGTTTCCACAGGACATGGTCGGCAAGCTGCTGGCCCATGACAAGCACATTGTGGCCGCCAACTGCGCACGCAGAAGAATGCCAACTGGACCGACTGCCCAAAACTATGACGAGAATGGCAAACGAATCCCCGTCTACACCATGCCAGAATCCACCGGATTGGAAGAGGTGGGAAGCATTGGAACGGGCATAATGCTGATCAAGCGCGAGGTGTTTGAGGGCATGAGTGAGCCATGGTTTGATATGCCTTGGCAAACGACACGGGGCTACATGGGAGAAGATGTGTTCTTTTGTAAGAAAGCGCAAGAGCTTGGCTACAAAGTCTACATCGACCATGATGTCTCAAAGGAAATTGGCCACATTGGCACGTTTGAATTTCGCCATGAACACACTTGGATTGTGAAAGAGGAAATGGAAAAAGAGGCCCAATAATGGCACTGACTACATACACAGAGCTGAAGACATCCATTGGTGATTGGCTTAACCGAGCCGACCTGACTTCTGTCATTCCTGACTTTATCTCTCTGGCCGAGGCACAAGTGGAACGTACACTGCGCACTAGGCAGATGATCGTCAGGGCCAATGCGTCTTTTGACGCGCAGTATGGCGCTGTGCCAAGTGACTTCTTGGAGACCAAATCCCTCAAGCTCACAAGCACAAACCCCCAGACCCCATTGCAGTTTTTGAGCATTGATGCCTTGGACAATGAGGCATCCAATTACACGGCCAGCGGCAAGCCAAGATTCTTTGGCGTGGTCGGTGGTCAATTCAGAATTGTCCCGACACCTGATGCCACTTACACGACCGAGCTGACCTATTACGCAAAGTTGACAAAGTTATCAAGCAGTGTGGCCACCAACTGGCTTTTGACTGCAAACCCCGACATTTATCTGTATGGCGCGCTATTACAGGCTGCACCATACTTGCAAGATGATGCGAGAATCCAGACATGGGCAACACTCTATGAGCGAGCCTTGAATGATTCACAAACTGCCGATGATCGCGGTGCATCTTCTGGTGGTGCGTTGCTGACCCGTGCAAAGACTTTTGGATAAGGACTAGACCATGTCATCTTTTACCGACTTTACAGAAAGCCTAGTTTTAACCTGGCTCCTGACCAATGGCAGCGCCACACGCCCCACGGCTTGGTATGTTGGCCTATTCACGGCTGCACCCAGTGACACGGGTGGCGGCACTGAGGTCTCAGGCAACGCCTATGCGCGAGTGGCCACCGGCACAATGACCATCTCTGGCACAAGCCCCACAAACGCAACCAACGCAGCGGCCATCGAGTTTGCAGCTGCAAGCGGTGGAAACTGGGGATCAATTGGCTGGGCAGGCATCTTTGATGCATCTACTGGCGGGAATCTTTTAGCCTGGGCAGCATTGACCACAGCACGCACCATCAATGATGGCGATGTGCTGCGCATCCCAGCTGGCGACCTTGATGTCACATTGACATGACATGGCTGCCTACGGCTCTGGCTATTATGGAGGTGGCAATTACTCTTATGGCGTAAGCCTTGGAGCTGCCACCTTTGCCGCATCTAGCACTGCGGCATTTTCAGCAAAACGCATCTGCATAGGTGCGTTTTCTGTTTCTGCTTCTAGCACAGAGACAGTCGCGGCCAATGTCGTCAAGACGGCATCTTTCTCGGTTTCAGCATCTAGCAGTGCGACAGCAGCTGCACAACGTGTGGCCAATGCCTCGGCAACGGCCTCTAGCACCAGCTCCATGGCCGCAAGCGCTTTGCGCTATGCCATAGGTGCATCGACACTCGCGGCAAGCTCTAGCGTCAGCATTGCGGCCACACGGGTGGCCATTGGGGCATTTGCATCGGTCGATACCAGCGCCATGTCGGTCAACGGGGTCAGAGTCCCACTGGTCCAAATCCTGATTGAAGACTTTGCCACGATGACAGTGGCCACCAGCGTGATCGTTAACCAGTCGGTGCTGATTGCAGCCGAGTCTGGCATGAGCGTGAACGCGATCAGGAGAAGCAACGCTGCCATCAATTTCACTTGCCAGTCATCCATGACGATTGCTGGCAATCTAAAATGGGTGGCAGAAAGTGATACGGCTGAAACTTGGAATGCGATCTCTGACAATGCAGAGACCTGGACACCGATCACAGACACATCAGAAACATGGACCGCAATTAGTGACAGCAGTGAAAGTTGGACACCAATTGCGGATAATAGCGAAACTTGGCAAATAGCCGCATAGGGGTAGAAAATGGCAGATACAACCACAACGAATCTATTGTTGACCAAACCAGAAGTCGGTGCATCCACTGACACCTGGGGAACAAAGATCAACACCGATCTGGATTCAATTGACGCATTGTTTGATGCAGGCCCATTGCTCAAGGTCACAAAGGGTGGCACTGGTGTTGGCACAAGCACCGGCACTGGCAACAATGTTTTGTCTGCCAGCCCGACACTGACAGGTACTGTTGCTGCGGCAGCTGCGACACTGTCCGGAAATCTAACCCTCTCAGGAGGCACAGCCAACGGAGTAACCTATCTCAATGGTTCAAAGGTTCTGACAAGTGGCTCTGCGCTAGTCTTTGATGGCACTAATCTAGGCTTGGGAGTTACTCCGAATGCTTGGGATAGCACATACAAAGCCATTCAAGTTGGTGCTAGGTCAATGTTCTATGGCATTGGCTCAGAAGCAAACATGGCAAACAATGCTTACTACAACGCTGGCTATAAGTATGTTGCAACTTCTGCTGCTGGTTTGTACACGATTGATGCCAATGTCCACAAGTGGTATTCAGCCGCATCAGGCACAGCAGGAAACGCTATCACCTTTACTCAGGCGATGACTTTGGATGCCGCTGGAGGCTTAAAAACACTAAACACAATTGGAGTTGGAAACGCAACACCATCCACAAGCGGTGCTGGCATCACATTCCCCGCAACTCAATCAGCATCATCAGACGCTAATACGCTAGATGATTATGAGGAGGGGACTTGGACACCAAACTCTGGTGGTACAGCCACATACACAACACAAAATGGAACTTACACAAAAATTGGTAATAAAGTCACAGTGCATTTTGTATTTCAAGTAAATTTAATTCTGACTGGTTCTGCAAACAGTATTCTTGGACTTCCATTTACTGCGTCAGCTAGTGCTGGTTCGCAAAGTGGTCATATGTCTTATGCAACTGGTTTAACTAGCAATCAGATATTTATTGGCGGATATGTTTCTGCTAGTGGAACAACATTTGCCACTACTAGTTCTGGTGCGGCTGCAAGTTCTATTACTACAAACAACATTATTGGTAACGGAACACTTTTAATCGGTGATATTACATATTTTGTATAAGGAAAAATCATGCTTACTAAAACCACAACTGTTGACCAAATCACAGTAACCGAAAACGGCATCGTTCTCTATCGTGAAGCAACACGCATCATGGAAGATGGCAATCAAATTAGCCAAACCTACCATCGTTCAAGCCTTACACCCGCACAAGACCTGACAGGCGTTCCCGCTAATGTTGTTGCAATCTGCAATGCGGCTTGGACTGCTGAAGTGGTTGCGGCTTATCAGGCAGAGCAAGCACGAATTGCGGCTGAACTTGAAGCACAACGATTGGCTGCTGAAGCTGCACAGGCTGCGGCTGAATCCGCATCTGCCTAATCATGGATGCCGACACAGATAAGCGCCTAGCGGTGCATGAAGCGATCTGTGCCGAGCGATATAACTCTATCGCCAACACTTTAAAGGATGGCGACAGACGCATGACCAAGATTGAATATTTGCTTTATGCAGCAATCTTGGCCGTCTTGCTTGGACCAGGGGTGGCTGCCGAATTCGTCAAGAAGATTTTCGGGCTATGAAAGACTGGGCCGTGGCATTCATTGCTGCGGCCTTACTGACGGCCACCATCATTTGGTGCTTTACTGTCATCATTTTGTTTTGGCCATGATCTATGCTCTGGTCCTATTAGCAGCCACTGCCGAATATCGATGCACCAGGTGGTCTTGGACCGGTGATGTCTACAATCGGAGGGTTGTTTGTCTCAAGTGGGAGAAGAGGAAATGATCGATCCAATCACGGCCCTAGCAGGGATACAAAGCGCCATCAGCATGGTCAAGAAGGCTGCGGGTGTGGCCCAAGACTTAGGCTCACTTGCGCCAATGATTGGGAAATTATTTGACGCAAAGAGCGTGGCCACAAAGGCCATGCTTCAAGCCAAACAGTCTGGCAAAGGCTCGAACATGGGAACGGCCCTCCAGATCGAGATGGCCTTGGAGCAGGCCAGAGCATTTGAGGAAGAGCTAAAAATGCTTTTCATGCAGACCGGCAAGATTGATGTCTGGAACAAGATCAAGGCCAGACAGGCTGAGATGGACCTTGCTGATGCCAAAGAACTGAGCGCTTTAAAGAAGGCAGAGAAAGCAGCCAAGGCCAAAGAAGATGAAATGAATGAGCTGGCCATGATCATTGGCGGTGTGGCTTTTGTCTTGTTTCTGGTGTTCATTGGAGTCAATGAATTGATGGAATTTTGTGCAACGACTCGCAGATGTGGTGGCAGATGAATGAGTATCAGAAGACCTTTGATATGTGCCTCAAGATATTCGTTTACGGGTGTGTGGCGCTTTACTTTTTAGGTTTTCTCAAGTTTCTGCCTGATGACTTATCTGACAGAATTGTCAATTTACTGCTTGGAAAGGTGGGGCTTGGAAAATGAAAATCACGGCTTACCAGATCAATGCCAATATGCTGAGAGAGGCCCAGAGGGTGATGCATCAGCAGAATCTAAAGCAGCTGGAGATTTTGAACAAGCAGGCAGAACTGGCGCATAAGACCAAAGAGATTAAGACACAATGGGTCAAACCTAATTCTGTGGATGTATACACATGAAATATCTGCTTGCAATTTCTTTGATAATGCTCACTGGCTGCGAAGAAAAATATCGCTATAAGTGCCAGAATCCTGACCAATTTCACGCGCCAGAGTGCCAAAAGCCTAGATGTATGTTTACCCAGACTTGCCCTGAGTATTTAGTCGCACCAATCTTGGAGAAAAAAGTTGACGAAGTTAAACCTAACAACTGAAGAGATCGAGGTCAGGGTCTGGAGCATTGTGGTGCTTGCTGTCACCCTGATTCTTTTCTTTATCGTGATTGCTCTTTTGTACTCTGTGACCTTTGTGACCCAGCCTATCAAGAGCATGGCCCCGATTGACCAGGCTTACACCAAGATGCTGAACGATATCGTTCTATTGATTGTGGGTGGCATTGGCGGTGTGATCGGAAAACGGGCAATGACTTCTAGGCAGCAGCCACCACCCATGAGCCAGCCAATGTGCCAGCCCATGCAAGGCCAGTATGGATACAGCAACAACCACGGGTTCAATGCCACCACCAACGGCATCCCCAGTCAGCCATTTGGCGCTATGCCCAAGTGGACCAATCCAGAATTAGACGAGTCTTGGACACCTGGTCCACCACCAGACACGCCACCAGAGCATCTTGAAGATGACCATGAGCGCGAACAACTGGCAGCGGCCAGACAGGAGACAGACTGATGTTTGGCATCCCACTACCCTATATCGCCCTGGCAATCGGCATTGCCTTGTTTGGCTCTTACCGAGGTGGCTATCACTTTGGCTGGCAAGACAGGGACAATGACATGAAGATTGCCATTGCCCAAAAGAATGATGAAGCCAGAGCGAAAGAGAAAGAGCTTGGCGAGAAGATGCAAGATCAGGAAACGAAACTCAGAAAGGCCCAAGATGATGTCAAGAAAAAGCAGTCTGCTATGCATGAGCTTGCTAGGACTGGCCGGCTGCGGCTCCCAGCCCCAAGTTGTCCACAAGCCAATGCAAGTGCCACCATTACCACTGGAGATACACAACCCAGCCAGTCCGATGCAAGCGAATCTGAGCGACAGACTATTGCAGCTCTTATCGACATCGCAGCCGAAGGAGACAAAGCTATCACCAAGCTCAACGCCTGCACCAGCGCCTACGAAGAAGTAAGGAGACTTGTCAATGGTCAATAGTCAGCAGCTCCAGCAACTGCACATTGGTCCAGAGTGGGTCGATGCGCTTAATGAGACTTTCCAGCGCTTTGACATTTCAACGCCATTGCGCCAGGCTGCCTTTATTGGCCAGTGTGGCCATGAGTGCGGGAACTTCAGAATCCTTGAAGAGAACTTGAATTACAGGGCAGAGGCTTTGCAAAAGCTCTGGCCAAGGCGCTTTGATGCGGCCAAGGCCCAAGCCTGCGCTAGAAACCCAAAGCTCATTGCCAACACTGTCTACAGTGGCCGCATGGGTAACAGGGATGAGGCCAGTGGCGATGGGTATCGTTTCCGAGGCCGTGGGTGCATCCAGCTCACAGGGTCTGCGAACTACCACCACGCTGGTCAGGCGCTGGGTGTGGACCTGATCATGCAGCCAGAGCTGGTGGCCACGCCCCAGTATGCTGCGCTGACTGCCGGATGGTTTTGGGATGTCCAGAAACTCAACCAGTATGCGGATACCCAAGACTATAAGACCATGACCAAAAAGATCAATGGCGGCTTTATTGGCCTTGATGACCGGATCAAGCACATCAACCATGCACTGTCTGTCCTGACATAATTAGACATGGCCACCAAACAGCAACAACTTGAAACCCCATCCATACCGAGTCTGGGATACCCACCAGATGCGTATGAGAGGAGGCATTTCAACGAAAACAATGGTGCGCTCAATAACTTTTTCAGAAAGTTGACCACAAACCTTGGCTCATTGTTTGGACCAAAAGGCGGCAAGTTTATGAATAACCCCTATGGGGCATTTCAAAGCACTGTGGACCAGACGGCAGCAGCGGCCAACACGGCCTACGCCATGACACTGAATACCATCGACTACGCCAATGGCGTGAGTGTCGCAAGCAATTCACGCATCACAGTGCTTGACGCTGGCATTTGGAATTTGCAGTGGTCTGGCCAGTTTGAAAACACCGACTCTCAGGACCATGACGTAAGGGTCTGGCTCAAGATCAATGGGACTGTGGTCACTGGCTCAACTGGATTTTTTGCAGTCCCAAGCAAGCATGGCTCAGTCAATGGCCATGCCTTGGTCGGCTGGAATTACTTTTTGAGTCTTAACGCAAATGATTATGTCGAGCTTTGGTGGGAGACTGACAGCACTATGGTGACAATTCAGACCTATGCTGCATCAGGAAATTACCCCTCAACGGCATCACTTATTGCGACAATGACATTTGTGTCAAACCTACCAACATAATTGCCATCATGTACATCCCACTCAAATTACCCCCAGGCATCTACAGAAACGGGACTGAGTACCAAGCGGCAGGCCGCTGGTATGACGCAAACCTTGTGCGCTGGTACGAGAACACTTTGCGGCCCATGGGTGGCTGGAGAAAACGAGCTGCTGGCCAGATGTCTGGCTCATGCCGAGGATTTATCACTTGGCGCGATAACAGTGCCAACCGATGGATTGCGGCTGGTACGCATACCAAACTGTATGCCATGAATGAGGCCGGAACACTGAAAGACATTACGCCCACCAGTTTTACAACTGGTTCTGCCAGTGGGACAGCCACGACAGGCTATGGCTACAGCACCTATGGCACATTGGCCTATGGCACGGCACGACCAGACACTGGAACAATTACCCCAGCTACCACATGGTCCATGGACACTTGGGGTGAGTATTTGGTGGCTTGCTCCAATGCCGATGGCAAGCTCTATGAGTGGCAATTAGGTTTCACGACCCCGACACTGGCAGTGGCCATTACCAACGCGCCAACTGGCAACAAGGCATTACTGGTCACGCAAGAGCGAATTCTCTTTGCACTTGGTGCTGGTGGAAACCCAAGAAAAGTGCAGTGGTGCGACCAAGAAAATAACACCACTTGGACACCGGCAGCCACTAATCAGGCTGGCGACTATGAGCTGGCAACGCCTGGCACGCTGATGGCCGGCAAGCGCGTCAAGGGTGTCAACCTACTGTTTACAGACATAGATGTCCACACGGCAAATTATGTTGGCGCGCCATTTGTCTATGGCTTTGAGAAGGCCGGAAGCGGCTGCGGCCTGATCTCGGCCCAAGCTGTGGCGGCCATTGACACTGCTGCCATTTGGATGAGTAAGTCTGGCTTTTGGATTTATGACGGCTATGTCAAGCCACTGCCAAGCGATGTGTCAGACTATGTCTTTGGCAATATGAACTTTAACCAGGCATCCAAAGTCTATGCTGTTCACAATAGTCAGTTTGGTGAGATTTGGTGGTATTACCCAAGCAGCTCAAGCAATGAGAATGACAGCTATGTCACTTATAACTACCGCGAAAACCACTGGAACATAGGCTCATTGGCCAGAACTGCTGGCACTGATGCCGGAGTGTTTGTGAGTCCATTGATGGTCTCAACTGATGGTTACATCTACGAGCATGAGGTCGGTTTTGCTTATGACAGCGCCAGCCTTTATGCTGAAAGTGGCCCAGTGCAGCTTGGCAATGGCGACAACATCATGTCGGTCAGGCAAGTAGTCCCAGACGAGCAGACCTTGGGTGAGGCGGTGGTTTCATTCAAAACCCGAAATTACCCGACTGGCACACAGTCCACATTTGGGCCATACACGGCAGCCAACCCGACCGATGTCCGGTTCGCAGCGCGTCAGGTCAATGTGAAGGTGACTGGTAACACTTTGGCCGACTGGCGAATTGGGGTGATGAGGCTTGAGGCCATCCCGTCTGGAAAGCGATGAGCGACCAAGAACATTTGGACAGGCTGCGCCACCATGTGGAGGCTGCCTTAGAATATAGTGGAGGCACACATAATTTTGACGATGTCGCTGAGATGGTTGAGGATCACAGATTACAGCTGTGGCCGGCCAAGGACTCGGTGGTGTTAACTGAGATCATTGTCTATCCGCAGCTAAAGAATTTGCATTATTTTCTGGCTGGTGGCGACCTAGATGAACTCTCACGGATGCGACCATTGATCGAATCCTGGGGCAAGTCTGTTGGCTGCACCAGGGTGACTCTAGCAGGCCGAAGAGGCTGGTCAGAGACATTTTTGAAAGACGAAGGGTACAAACCGAAATGGGCTGTACTTGCAAAGGAACTTTAGGGGATAAATATGGCCACAAATACAGAACAATTTTTAGCATATTTGCAGACTCCTGGTCTGACAGATGCGCAAATTGCGGGTGAGGCAAATCGATTAGCCGTTACAGCTCCTCAAATATCGCAGCTGACTGGTGTTCCACTTGCACAAGTGCAGTCTAGGCTTGCCATGCCCACCAATACAGTCGGTGGCACAACGGCTGGCGGTGGTGGCGGTGGTGGTGGTGCAACAACCCCAACATTTGGCACATCCCAAGAGACTGCCTTTTTTAACTTTTTGCAAACGCCTGGTCTAACCGACAAACAAATTGCCAATGAATTTAATCGTCTTGGATTAACTGCGCAGCAGGCTTCAAGCATGACTGGCGTACCAGTTGGCGAGATCACTGCGCGACTGAATCTAATTTCAACGCAAACGGCTGCTGACGCTAAAGCGGCTGCTGATGCTACGGCATTGGCCAATTCGCAAGCTGCTTTGAATGCGGCCAATGCAGAAGCGGCAAGACTGGCTGGTTTAAATAAAACAACAACAGGAAACCAAGCCAACTTTGCGACATTCACAAACTGGCTCAAGTCCACTCCAGGCTTAACCGACACACAAATTGCTGCCGAAATGAATCGTCTTGGCATTACGACTGGCCAAGTGTCTGGCCTGACTGGTGTGTCAGAAACTGATGTCGGAAATCGTTTTCGGGCGACTGCACCATTTTCAAATGCCACACAAGGCTTTGCGCAGAACTTCAACAATTACCAGTCAATCCCCATTGGCGCTCAATATAACCCTGGCGTGACAGCCGGTGGTGCATCCCCATACTCTCAGGTCATGTCACAGATGAGGCCCGTAGGCAACCCCTACGCTAGCGTGGTCGGTAACTTGAGCATGGGTGGCTATAACCCAGCACTTTATGACCAGATCGCGGCTGCTAATTTGGCACGCGATATTGCTGCCAAGGGCGGCACAACATTGGCTGATTATTATGGCAGTGGACCAGGCGATGCAACTGGTGACGCAGCGGCTGCTACTGCTGCCGACTCTGCTGCTGCTTCAGCTGCAAGTGCCACTGGCACAGCGCCTGGTAGTGATGGCACTCCAGGCTCTGGTGCGGCCATGGGTGGTCTGATTACCAGAGTTTTTGGTCCTGACCCTGCTGGTCCTGATGAGGGCCAAGTCAACATGATGCGCGGTGAATATGTGATCAAGAAGTCTTCAGTCAACAAGTACGGCAAGGGACTCTTGGACATGATCAATGAAGGCAAAGTGCCTGCCAAGAAAATGAAATCTTTACTCGGATAAGGTGGCAATATGTCAAAAGGTGGAACAACAACCTCAACAAGCTCCATTGATCCACAGATCAAAGAAGCATTCTTGGCCAACTTTCAGCAGGCCCAAGGGGTCGCTGGCGCTTTGCCGACTCAGCAGTTTGCCGGCTACAACCCAATGTATCAGGCAGGCGAGGAGGCTCTGGTCAACACCGGCCTTGCTGGCCCAGGCATTACTGGCACAGACTTGGCCGCACAAATGGCCGCTTATGGCGGTGTCTATCAGCCTGGTCAGATCACAGCGCAGCAGGCTAATTTAGGTCTTGGCCAAGGTGCAGGCACTATTGGCTCATACATGAATCCATTTACAGAACAGGTGCGCACCAACGCATTGGCTGACTTGGAATCTGCAAGACGCGCTGCCATCCAGCAGACTGGTGAACGCGCCACACAAGCCCGTGCATTTGGTGGATCACGCCAAGGTGTGGCAGAAAGCCTGACCAATGCTGGCTTTGCCAAGCAGGCCGCCAACCTTGGGGCAACATTAAACGAGCAAGCATTTAACCAGGCAGTGGCTTTGCAGGGTCAAGACATTGCACGCAGATCAGCAGCCGACATTGCCAATCAGCAAGCAGGCTTGCAAGGTGCGCAATTGAGGCTAGGCGGTGCAAGCCAGCTTGGCAATTTGGCTGCGCAGCAACAAGCCTTGCGTCTTGGTGGCGCTCAAGCGGTCATGGCCGCTGGTGGTGCGCGTCAGGCATTGGACCAGCAACAAATGGATGCGATCCGAAACATTGGTCTCCAGCGTCTTGGTGTGGTCCAGTCTTCACTTGGTGCGCAGCCTGCCAATCTTGGCATGGTGGCGACAACCCCGTACACCCAGAATGTCGGTGCTGGCCTATTAGGCGGTGCATTGGCTGGCTCTCAATTGGCTGGTGCAGCCGGATTGACAGCAGGCACTGGTGCTGGCCTTGGTGCATTGGCTGCGCTGATCTAACATGAGACAAAACCCAACCCCAGAGCCACAACGCTACGCTGACGCGCAGCTCATGGCTTTGCTTGATCCATCAAGCAAGCGTGACACCATCCTGATCACGCCTGGATCACCGATGCCCTCTCGCATCCCTGATGGTTTGACAGTGGCTGAAACAAGCCGAGGCATTGTGATCACCAGTGATCCAGCAAAGGTCAAGATTATTGACCAAGGGTCTGAGAAAGATGTGGGCATGGCGCTCTTTGGCTATGCATACGATCAGGCCAAGGGCTTTGACAATGTGGCGGTGGCCATGGATAGAAGTGGCATTCCGGTGGCAGAACTGGCCATCAAGCCTGGTCAAGAAAGACGGGCCATGCGTGCGGCATCTTTGCTTGCACCAGATACTGGATCAACTAACATGATGAGCAGAGGCGATGTGGTCAACACCCGTCTCAAAGGTTTATTGGATTAAGGTGGAAATATGGCGACTCAATTTGACTTTGCAAGTTTAGGCAATATGTTTGGTGGGATGCCTGGTGCAACACCAACGGGACTTGACGCATTGTTGACAGAAGACCAACGCAAGCTCTTGGGCCGTAATGCTGCACTGTCAGCAGCCGGTGCATTGCTCCAAGCCAGTGGCCGAAGCACAACGCCAATCAGTCTTGGCCAAGCGCTTGGATCAGCTTTGCAGGCTGGCCAGCAGGGCTATCAACAAGCCCGTGCTGGCTCACTTCAAGATTTGTTGGTGGGCCAGAAACTGCAAGAGGCCAAAAGCGCTCAAGAGTTGCAAACCCAATTGGGCAATATTTTCACCAAACCAACAACTGCATTGAGTCCGGAGCAGCAGGCTTTGGCTGTGCCTGGAATGCAAGCTGGCCCAACCATGGCCCGTGCCGAACTGGCTGCAAACATTCAGCCACCAAGCGATGCCGAGATTAAAGCGGCTCAGTATCAACGAGCCGCAGACCTTTTGGCATCAAGAGGCAAAGGCGAAGAAGCCAAGCGATATCAGGACATGGCCAGAGACTTAAACCCACGGGCTAAAGTTGTTGGCCAGCCGTTTGAAGTGACTGACCCTAAAGGCAAGCCCATCATGGTCCAGCAGTTTGAATCTGGCGACATCAGGACCATGCAAGGCTTTGGTCCAAAACGCGATGTCGTTTTGCAGAATCTTGGCGGTCAGACTGTGGCTGTTAATAAGTCGGCATTGACAGGTGGCGAAACATTTGCCCAGACAATGACCCCAAGCGAGATTGCCAACTTGAAAGTGGCTCAAGGCAACTTGGCCGTGGCCCAAGGCGGTCTTGGCTTGCGTCAACAAGAATTTTTGCGTGGTGCGACAGAGATCAGAGAAACCCCAGAAGGCTTTGCCTATGTGCCAAAAGCACCAGGTGGTCAAGCCATGCCAGTCATGGGCGCTGGTGGCCAACAACTCAAAGGTGTCTCTGGCGGTAAGCCAACAGAAGGAGAAACAAATGCTGCTGGCTTTGCCCAGCGCATGGAATTGGCTCAAAGCATTATTAGCGGTTTGCCTGCTGGATCACAACCAGGCGCGGGGACTCGAACACTTGAGGCCATCCCCTTTGTGGGTGGTGCATTGGCTCGAAGTGGCCAAAATGTGCAAACGCAACAATTTGACCAAGCAGCACAAGACTGGATTCGCGCCAAGCTGCGCAAAGAGTCTGGTGCTGCCATTGGTGTGGATGAGGCGCGACAAGAATATGCGACCTATTTCCCAATGGTGGGAGATACAGCAGAAAAGATTGCGCAAAAAGCAGAAGCAAGGCGCGTGGTTACATTGGGAATGCAAAAGGCTGCTGGCAAGGCTTATGAGCCTTACACCCCATTAGCGCCAGCACCAACGGGTGGGCCATCAGCGCCAACTGCTGAAAGACGCATGATTTTCCGCAATGGTCGATTTGAATTTGAGTGAGGCAGTATGAAAAAAATCAACATTGAAGGCATTGGAACTTTAGAGTTTCCAGATACCGCAACTGATCAGCAAATCTCTTCTTTTATCAATTCGACTGCACCAGCAGAATTGATGAAAATTGCATCAACTCAAGCGCCAGACACATTAGGCCGTCAAGTTGGAATGGCTGTTCGACCCGTGGCTCAAGCGGCATTAACTGCTGGTGGATTGTTGCCAATGGTGGTCGATCCTATGGTCAATTTCTTTAACTTGGCTGCTGGAACAAGAATTCCAACGCAAAGCCAAGCGGTTGAAAAGACATTGACAGGCATTGGGTTTCCAGAGGCTAGAACACCCCAAGAGCGCATCATGCAAGATGTGGCCACTGCTGGTTATGGCACTGGCGGTGTTGCCCGTGTTGCTGGTGAAGTCGCCCCAAGACTGCCAGGCTTAGTTTCAGATGTTGCCAAATTCTTTGCGCAAAGCCCCAAGGCTCAGACAGCGGCTGCACTGACAGCATCAGGCGCTGGTGGAATGTTACGCGAAGGTGGCGCTCCCCCAGCGCTCCAAGTTGGCGGTGCAATGTTGGCAGGCATGGTCGCCCCAGGTGGTCCAAAGCTCTCAACGACACAAAGAATCTTAGAAGCCCCTGGTGCAATGGTTAAGCCATTTACGCAAACAGGCCGTGAAGTCATTGTCGGCAATGTCTTGAATCGACTGGCCACAGACCCAGAGCGCGCAGCACTCAATTTGCAACAGGCCCAGCCTCTTGTCCCAGGTGTGCGTGTCACGACAGCAGCTGGTGCGCGTGATCCTGGTCTGGCTGCGGCTGAGACTGCGATCAGAGCATTGGACCAGTCTGGTGCATTTCCAAGTGTGCTTTCTGCAAATCAGCAGGCTTTGCTTGAGTCATTCCGCAGGCTTGGTGGCCGTGGTGGCGATGTAACTCAGCCTGGCTCTATTCCCTACGCTGAAGCCAAACGCACTAGCATCACTGCCCCAATGCGTGAGTCTGCATTTGCCAACAAACAACCCGTCAGCGTTGAGCCGATCACAAATGCCATTTCCGGCATCATGGCCAACCCTGCAACCCAGCGCAAATCAGTCGATGAGGCAATGGGCTATGTCAACAGTTTATTGGCCAAGCGCATTGATCCTGATACTGGGACCATTGATCCAATGGCTTTGTACAGTGTCAGAAAAGACATTACAGATGCCATGGCTGGCAAGTTGGCAGGCGAACAAGCCAATTTGCGTTTGGCCAAAGGCCAACTTGCAGACCTATTGCCAGTCATTGACAATGCCATTGAATCTGGCGCTCCAGGTTTTAAGAACTACATGGAGAAATATGGCAAGTCATCGAGTGCCATTGACCAGATGCGCTTGTTGCAGGGCATTGAGGCCAAAGTCACAACTGGTCAACCCAACTTGATGACGGGTGAGCCAGTCTTGGCAGCGTCTGCATTGCGCAGGCAAGTGGCCGCCAAGGCAGAGGAAATTGGCACTCAATTATCGCCAGCGGCTCAGACCCGTTTGGACAACATCATCAATGAGATCAATCGTGGTCAGGCTGCAACTGCACCAGGCGTGAAAGCCCCTGGTTCAAACACATTCCAGAACATGAGCATGGGCAACCTGATTGGCCGAGTGTTCAGCGAATCATTGGCTGACAACACCACATTGCGCACCATGACACGCCCATTGGACTTTTTGTATAAATTGCCTGATCAGCAGATTCAGCAATTGCTAGTTGAAGCCATGCTTGATCCCAAGTTGGCAGCAACAATGATGGGCAAGGCCAACATAATGAAAGTTGAGCCAATGGCCCAGTCACTGCGCAAAAAGGCTGAACAATTGGGATTTGGTGCAGCCATTGGCGCACAGGAATAACTAACCCCCAAAAAACGCGGCCACAAGTGGGTCGCGTTTCACGACCCGTCTTTTCTGTCTGCGTCTGGCAGCGTCAAAGTCTTTGTCGTCTGCACTCATTTTGTCGCGGTATTTTTTTATGCGCTCAGAGCCTGGCACTGGCCCAGGCGCTATGGCATCTTCACCCTCACCCCATGACCAAAGTGGCCGCCACTGGCCATTGGCATGGACCTTGGTGTGTCCTGAGATGTGGACCAGCTCATGGCGGTGCAAGTCAAACAGGATTCGCGCTGCACTGCGTCTGGCACAAAAGCACAGCTTGGCCAAGTCCACATCAGACAGATTGCCTTTCTTTTGTAGTGCTGCCTCGATGGCAGGCTCTACACGGGGCTTTAAGCCTCTGGCCATGTGCTGGTCTCCATTCGGGTTTTCAAGCGCTCCAGCATTGTTTTGACAACGTATGCGCGGCTTTTAACCTCATAAGGCATTGCGTGGCCAAAGACTTCTGGGTGCAGCAAGTCATTGACCAGATCAAGGCAGGCATCAAGGGCTGGTGGTAGTTCATTGTTCACTTAAGATTCTCCATGCTGTGGCTGCGCACAATGGCACTTGGCCATTTCCAATGGCTTTAAGTCTGTCCACCCTAGCGGCCACCCCATCAGCCACTCGACCCACACTGGGTTCAGTGGCCCACCAGCCTGTGCCGCTAGGGGGATTTCGTTCCTCTTGTACTCCGAGGGATTTCCACCGTCTTTGTGCATTCTGGACACTGGTGTTGGCCAAAGTCTGGGATTGTTCACTTGGTCCACCAGTCTGATTTGTACGGGCTGACCATTCGCTCGATGATTCTTGCCTTGCTTGAGTATTCCAGATGTCCCCCCCCCCCCCGTGTCGGGCGTGCGCCACAATCCAGATGCGGTCGCGCTGGTGCGGTGCGCCAATGTCGGCAGCTCCCATAACATTCCATTTCGAGTCATACCCGAGACTGGAAAGGTCTCCAAGGACTCGCCCGATTCCTCGATGAATGAGCATTGGGCTGTTTTCCACAAATACAAATCTGGGTCGAATTTCGCTAACCACCCGCGCCATGTGATACCACATTGAGGAGTTTTCTCCATCAAGCCCTGCGCCTCTGCCGGCAATGGAAATGTCGGTGCATGGAAAGCCGCCAGATACGACATCAACAATGCCTGCCCATGGCTTCCCGTCAAAGGTTTGAACGTCATCCCAAATCGGGAAAGGCGCGAGAATGCCGTCATTTTGTCTGGCGCACAATACGCTAGCTGGGTATGGCTCCCACTCGACTGCGCAGACTGTGCGCCATCCAAGGAGCTTGCCTCCGAGTATTCCTCCACCAGCGCCTGCGAAAAGAGCCAGCTCATTCATCACCATCCTTAAAATTAGCCAAAGCAGTCACTTCAATGTGGTCCACCATGGACTGCAAAAGCAAGTGGGCAATGTCCACATTACTGCTGGCGATGTACGCGTTATTAAGGGCCATGCACTCTTCAATATCTGGCTCATAGGGCGCGCCATAGGAATCTGTCGAGCCTTTCTCTTCTGGGCTGTATTCCAAGAAGCAGACCAGATCGACATCTTCTACTGAGCAGGCAAACTGGAATAAGTCTTTTGGGCATGGGGGTGTGGCTGGGTAGTTCATGCTTGTTTCCTCAACTCTTTTATGGCATTGGCTGCATAGTGGTAATAGTTGTGGTTGCCATTGTTACTCTGGGCCTCATGCAGGCCCATCAGCAAGTCAATGCAAGCCTGGCGCTCATGCTGGGCCACAAGCTCTGCAAAATCATAAGTCGCACTGCCAATTTCATACCAGTCAAGACCGGCATCATGGGCTAGTTTTTTGTATTCATTCACTTGGCTCATGCTGACCACCATGCGACAAGTAATGCAGCCAAGCCAACGCCAATGGCCAAGGCAGTCAAATAATCCAGAAGGGTTTCGGTTGAGGGTTTCATTGGTTTCTTTCGTTAATGGGGCCGAAGCCCCGTGGGTTTAATTAGGCTGCGGCTTTCTCGGCAAATAAGCGCTTGGCTTCTGTGCCTTGATCTGCATACTCATCAGAGCCATAAGCTGGATCGATCTCATCCCAAAATGTAGGAGAAATAAACTTGCCAGCTTCAAGCGCTGCATTAACACGGGCGGCTAAACGATCTGCTTTGGCTGAAGCCTCTGCGCGTAAATCGGGAAAATAAGCGTCACCAGTCTCTTCACAAATAACTTGCTGAGTGCCATTAAAAGTGGCTTGATGACGAAAACGCTTACCAGCTGCATTCTCGATGACCACATAAAACTGCTCTGCAATGAATGGATGACCATCACAAGAGTAACCAGCGTTAAAGAGATCAGAAGCTACTGAGGCGGTAAAAGTTGTGTTTTTCATTTCGTTTCTTTCGTTTACTTGTTTAGGAGTAACGAAGTATGACAGAAATAAACTATCTGTAAACAATTATTTTTTATGTGTTGTTTTTATACATAAAGCGCAATTAGAATGCGACCATGCAATCAATTCACGACATCAAGGCAAAGGCCAAGGCCCACAAGATCACCATGTCTGCGGTGTGCAATGAGGCTGGCATCCAGCAGTCCCAGGTGAGCCGGTGGCTGTCTGGGACTGTGGAGCCATTGTGGACATCAGTCAATCAATTGCACTTGGCGCTTGAGAAACTGATCGACAGATCACCAGTCGCTATCGACTGACTCGGCCACTGGTGCAGAGCCTTTGCCTGCCACCACGCCAAAGTCACTGGCCGCTGAAGGCTTTGCACCACCCAGCGAGTCACCCTTTGACAACAACATGATGTTGTTCAAGCCATACGACACGCCCTTGTTGCCTGCTTGGTCATAAGCATAGGCATTCAAGCTCACTCGGCCATAGTCGCCAGAGACAATATCTTGTGATCCAAGAATGTCATGGCCATGGGCATCCACTGCACCAGGCTTGTTGGTGCTTTTGGTGTTGAAAAAGAAATGGCCTTTGTACTCATCACCCAGTGGTGATCCATCAGATTTCACTTCAGTGTCGCCATCACGCAAGGGATTGCGAACAGTTTTGGGGATTTTGTCTCCGAACTTGGCGGTCAATGCGGCCTTGGCTGCCGCTTTCAATTGGTTCACAGTGTCAAGGTCTGTCTTTGGGACAAGCACTTGTGTTGAGAACTCTTCTTTGCCGTTCATTTCATTCTTGCGAGCTGTTAAAGCTGAGAAATAAGAAAAACGAACTTTTCCGGTTACGACTCTGGTTGACATGGTTTTTTCCTTTTAAGGGTTTACGAGGTTTAACGATTTATCGTTTTCTGCGTTTGCAGAAATTGCACTTTAGCACAAATCAGATATGATGCAAATAAATTAAACGAGGAAACGATCATGCAACTATTCCCCCATCAGCAAGAGGCCAAGCTCTTCTTGCTGTCTAGGCGCAGGGCCATACTGGCCGACCAACCAAGGGTTGGCAAGACGCTACCCACAGCAGCTGCTGCACTTGAAAACCTACCGGCCCTCATCGTCTGTCCCGCCATTGCCAAGACAGTCTGGGAGGCGGCTTTCAGTAAGCTCGCGCCCAATGTCTCAGTGAATGTGGTCAATGGAAAAAAGGGCGCTTCAGAGGTAAACAGTGCCGATGTGACCATCATTAACTACGATGTTTTGCAATACGCACAAACGAATGTGGACAGATATAACACGCTAGTTTTGGATGAGTGCCATAGGCTGGCCAACCCAAAGGCAAAGCGCACCAAGGCTGCGATGTTGGCCATGAAGAAGATTGATTGCGTCTTTGCGCTCAGTGGCACTATCGTGCCAAATCGCCCAGCAGAACTGTGGCCCATCTTGCACGGCTTGGGCATTTACCGAGGCGGCTGGTTTGACTTTGTCTACCGATATGCAAAAGCATGGAGTCCACCATGGGGCGGCCTTGATGTGTCTGGCGCGTCAAACATCCCAGAACTGAAAGCCCTGGTCAAGCCCCATATGCTCAGACGCAAAAAAGAAGACATCTTCATGGACTACAAAGAGCCACAAGTGAGCCTGATCACCTTTGACTTGGCGGTGGATAAGAGAGAGCAGTCATTTGATGCTGACGCATTGGTGGCCAATCCCAATGCGCTACTGGCCTTTGAAGGCTTGTCAGAGATCATGCGGGAAGCTGGCATCAGGAAAGCTCCACTGGCCATTGAATTCATTGCCGACTTGCTCAATTCTGACGAGCCAGTGGTGGTGTTTGCCCATCACAAAGAGGTGGTGGCCATGCTGACTGAGGGATTGAAAGAACACAAGCCGGTCATGGTAGTGGGTGACACGCCCAAGGCCCAGCGCCAAAAGAACATTGACGCATTTCAGTCTGGCAAGACCAAGTGCTTTATTGGCAACATCAGCTCATGTGGCGAGGGCATTGATCTGTCCACTGCTGACACGATTGTCTTTGTCGAGCCAACTTGGCAGACCAGTGCATTGGAGCAGGCCAGCAGCCGAGTCGAAAACATTAACAAAAACGGCATCAAGCCATTGATCTACTTGCTGACAGTCAGGGCATCACTGGACCACACAATTCTTGGCAAAGTCATAGCCAAGCAGAAAATCATTTCACAAATCATTTAACCAGGAGAAACCATGCAACACGAAACCAGAAAACACGCTCGCCTGTCTGCATCCCGCACAGACCGATTCATGCAATGCCCAGGCAGTTATCGCCTAGAGTCATTGATGCCCTATGAGCCAGCAGGCGAGGCCGCTGCCATTGGAACGGCCATCCATGAGCTGTCAGAGATCATTTTGACTGGTAAAGAAATTCCAGCCGGCACTGACCCAGACCATCTGTCCATGGCCCAAGGCTATGCCGACTTTGTCAACACACTGGTGGAAAACCCCAGAAAGAAGTTGATCGAAGTCAACTTGGATGAAGGTCTGAAGTCTCTGCACCCAGCGCTTGGTGGCACGGCTGATGCAGTGTTGGTTGATGGCGACCATTTAATTATTTTGGACCTTAAAACTGGAAGAGTGCCAGTCGAAGCTAAAGACAACAAACAAATGCTGACCTATGCATTGGGCGCGATGAGGCAATTCAAAGCGCCCAGCTACATCACTTGCACCATGCACATCTTCCAGCCCAAGGTCGGCCACAGCAAGTGGACAGTCACTGGCCAGGACTTGGTGGACCATGGCGCCAGACTCAAGGCCGCAGCCGAGCTGGCTTTGAGTGATGACGCACCAACAAGCCCCAGTGTGGATGCCTGCCGGTATTGCAAGGCCAAGACCATCTGCCCCAGTATGCGTGAGAAGGTCCAAGAGACCGCTAGAAGCGATTTCAAGCCTGACACCACTGTTACCCCTGAGATGCTCGATGACGCTGCTCTGGTGGCCGCATGGGCCGATGCTGTGCAGTCTGCTGCCAAAGAGCAGTTGGCCAATGGCAAATCAATCCAAGGCTGGACCATGCGTCTTGGTCGCAAGACCAAATTCTGGAAGGATGAGAAGCTGGTCCAAGAAGCATTCAAAGACTTGCTGATCGCGTGGGAACTCAAAAGCCCCAGTGCCGTCTTAAAACTTGGGGTCGAGGTGAGCGAAGACCTAGTCGGTGAGAAGGTGGCTGCGCCAAGTCTGGTCAAGGCCAAGGAATGAGAAGCCTATACATCTGGGCAATTGTTGTTGCCTCACTCGCTGCCTACTGGTCTTACATGATCTATTTGGTTTTTTACTGGCCTGTATAGAATCCAAACCTTGCAAAAAAAATCCCTCGGTCCATGCGTTAACAGTGACCGAGGGGAATTCAAAATGGCAACTACATGAAACCCCAACTTAAAGGAATTTCAGTGACCATTCTAGTCCCGAGTGGTATAGTATTTGAAGCCACGGCTAGGGTAGCTCCCGAAAAGCAGACTGAATCACTGCCTGCCGATGCGCTTTCATATGATTCGTAATCGAAAGATTCATCGATGTCTACAGAATTTCTGGCCGCCAAGGCCCATCCCTCCTACGCAGCAGCGGTAAACATTGCCAATGCCTGCCCAGAAGCGCTCTTCTGCGGCTTTAAAACCAAACCCAAGGCAGACGGCACGCACGCCAAAATCCCCGTCTCAAAGACTGGCGCTGGAGTCGGTGCTGACATTGACCAGGCTTTGCTGGTGAGCTGCGCAGAGCTGGCCCAAATGATTGAGCCGCCACAGCACTGCGAATACTGGGGCATCTTCATGCAAAACCGCATGACCTTTGACCCGTTCAATGAGCTGGTCCTGACCATCCTTGACCTAGACACCAAGCGCTCAACCGCACCACGCGACATCCGCATGGTCAAGCTCATGGATTTGGCCAAAGAGCATGGCCTCTTGACCGAGCGAAGCCACAGCAAGAAGGGCGGCCACATTATTTTCTTGGCCAAGCCTGACCAGAGCCTGCCTCCCAAAATAGACCTTGGCAATCACCAAGAGGTGGAAATCTTTGGCCACCCTGGCAGCGCAGGCAAGAACGTCATGCTCACTGGGGACTCCATGCGCGGTGAGATTATTGAGATCAACTGCACAGTCAAAGAATTCTTGGCCCAAGCCGGCATCCAAATTCAAGAGCCAGAAGTCAAGCAGCCATCACAGTCATTTGACTTCACACAAATGCTCTCAAGAGGCGGCCAAAACGACTTCGACCGAGCCTTGGAGGCGCTTGAGCACATCAGCCCAGACATTGATTACCCCGACTGGATCGCCATCGGTCAGGCCCTGCACTCAGAGTTTGGAGAGCAAGGCAAAAACGCCTGGTATCACTGGTCAGCCAGTGGCAGCAAATACCAAGGCGAGAAGGACCTAGACGGCCACTGGAAATCATTTGGCAAGAAGGATGGCGTAAGCCTTGGCACTCTGTACAAACACGCCAAGGACCATGGGTGGCAGCCACCGACAAAGACCTCAGAGCGAAAGTCAGCCGTTGAAGACTTTGGCATCAAGTACATGGACCAGCCCCAAGCGCCCAAGGAAGCTCCAAAGACCAGATGGCAGCCTATCCCTCTTAACCTTGGCCACCTAGAGCCAGTCGATTACCTGATCAATGGCTTCATTGCCCACAGTTTCTCGGTCATTGCCGGTCAGCCTGGTGTGGGCAAGACCACGGCCATGCTGTCCATTGCCTTGATCGCGGCAGGCTTTAAGGTTGGCGACTCAGAGATCAAAGCCGAAGCCCGTAGAAAGATTATCTATGTCTCTGAAGACACGGCCCAAGTTAAAAGGTCTCTGTACGCATATTCAAAGCACATGGATATATGCGCAATTGAATTGAATGATTATTTTGTACTGATTGAATCAATCAGATCAACAGCCGATGAGGTTATTGAGCTTGCGCATAATGTTATTGAGAACACGATTAACAATGAGCGCCCATGGGTGATTATCGACACGGCCAATGCCACGCTGGATATTGAGAATGAAAATGACAATAGTCAGGTCGGTGCATTCATGGCAGCGCTCAAGCAGACCATATTTACAAAGCTCAACACATCGATCTGCATCATCACGCACACGGCCAAGACCATGTCTAAGGAAGACGACAGTGCCATGGCCCGTGGAGCTTCAGCCTACACTGGAGACGCGACGCTGACAGCTGTGCTTTTCATGGATGAGGAAAACAACAGATATCTTCGCCTCATAAAGACGCGCTATGAGCCAGTCTTCAGAGAAATCCTACTCATTAGCCACATTCACCACGAGGCCGTCATCAACCGCCACGGCAATATGCAAGATGTCAATTGCGTGATTGTCTCGCCCCAAGCCTCCAGCGCTGAAGATCGCAAGCTGGCTCAGATCGATAGGATCAACGATACAAAGCAGCAACGCATCCAGGATAAATGCGACAAGGCCGTCATGTTTGTCCAGAGCCTGATCAACAAGCACCAGCAAGTGATCATCAGAAAAGGCAGCCATTGCCCCAAAACGCCACCACCAGAATTGGCCAGTTTTTACCAATTGGAGTGGTCTGAGATTTACCAGAACGTGCCAGGCGCTGACAGAAGTGATGTCAAAAAGGCGGTCGGCACGGCCATCTTTCACAACTTCAATGACACCGAATTGAGCAATTTATGGGTGCAATTGACATGACCAAAAGCGCAACTCAAATGGCCCAGGTTCAAGCCGCAAAGTCGGGGGGACGAAGGGACAGTCCCGTCGATGGTCTCCTCGGTCTCGTCGATTCAATTGCTCGGAGTGTATTGTCAGATATGCACACTTTTGTGTGCATTCTGACATCACGCATGAGAGTTTTTTTGGTGTCAAAAGTCGAAGGGACGGAGGGACGAAATGCTATAGGGCGTCCCTTCGACTTTCGGGTGTTTTTAGGAGCAAATCATGGTTGATGACTTAGACGACAGAAATTGGTGCAGAAATTGTCGTCACCTCGACTTGGTCGAGCAGCGCCAGTCGATGCCAGCCGAACAGATGGAAAGGCACAGGAAGGTCAACGCAAAGCCACTGCGGTGGATGTTTGACCAGGCAAAGATTAGGAATGGATGGGCAACAGTCACATGGTCCGAACATCAGTGCGGCAAAACCGGACTGGCCGCATTCCCGACCGACATCAAACACCGATGCCACATGTTTCAGGCCAAACCCTCGGCAGTAGAATCCGAGGAATGGTGGTTGACTTAAAACGCAAAAGAAAAAGCATTGAACACATTGACCAGGTCAAGGTGGTGCAACACTTTCGCGCTTTCTATCCGGACATCATCATTGCAGCAATACCCAATGGAGGCGATAGAACGGCCTCAGAGCGCGTCAGATTGCATTCTGAAGGGGTTTTAGCAGGGATGCCTGATCTTTGCGTCTTAGAGCCTAAAAACGGGTTTCATGCGTTATTTGTGGAAATGAAGACCAAGGCCGGTGTGGTCTCAGCCAAACAAAGCGCTGTGGGTTTGCAGTTAAATGCAAAAGGGTATCGGTCAGTGGTCGCCAGATCAGCAGCTGATGCAATCAAAACAATCGAGGAGTATCTGAATGGCAAAACCAAAGAAGAGTGCAAAGACATTGAGTGAGCTGGCTGACAACATTGCAGAGCGCCAGCTCACACTGCGTGACCAGGCTGCAATTGATCGCAAAGAGATGTCAGGAATCAATAAGAAAATTCACGCCTTTGGCGGTGAAGCCATGCTCTTTGACCATATCTCACAAGGGAAAACAACCGATTCAGTGATTAAGTCTCTGGACATCAGCATCGGTGGTTTCTACAAATGGATCGAAAAAGATGCGAAGCGGGGAGAACTCCTCGCACGCGCACGCACGCGAGGTGGCAGAAGTTTAGCAGAGCAGACCCTCGAAATCGCAGACGGGGCAAGCCCTCAAGAGGCACAAGTGGCCAAGCTGCGGGTCGATACAAGGCGCTGGCTGGCCTCCAAACAAGCGCCAGACGAGTATGGTGACAAGCAGCAACCACTGGTCAACATCGACCTTGGAAGCATGGCGCTCGATGCCCTGCGCAAGCGCAGCATCGTATCGGTAGACAGTTCTGAGTAAATGAATACCGAAGCATTCAGTCACTTTATACAACGACCATTATGTTAAGTGGATAAGTCGTTATCCACAGAATTAAGTGCATTAAAGTATTACAGACCTACTTATGCACAGGAATCTGTGGATAAAGTTGGCAAAAATCCGTGGATAAGTCGGTGGTGGCCAGCTGGCGGTCGGTGGCCGCGACCCCCCCCATGGCCGGTTTGGCGGGGGCGACTGTGGCGGCACTAAACACCTACAAAAAAAATTTTTTAAAAAAATAAAAAACTAACTTACCAAACAACGCAAATTGTGCAAAAATGTCAACTTCACCAACTTACACATTTAAACCATGAAAACGAAGCAGGCGACAGTCACAATCAAGGACCAAGAGTGGATCGTCTTAGACACTGATGAGTCCAGAGATAAAAAAATCTTCTGCAAGCTGATGAGCTTGGATGGCACAATTGTCTGGCACACTTGGGTCGATATAAACCAAATAGTGGGGATAATATGAATATCACGATATTAACCAAGGTAAGGCAATTATTTAATGTCGATTATGTGCCCAATAGCACGAATAGACATAATCAGCGTCAATATATTAAGGCATTAAGAATATTGGGTGATAAGTGGTTAACCCATCCACATAATAAAGTGCAGAGAATACAGTGATTATTGTTTATTCAATCATTGGTTTTAATATACTTATTATTGCTTGGTTGGTTTATAGGTATTCAATGAAACCAAAAGAGACACCAGAAACACCAGACACTGGTCCGGCCTGTGGGCTGGTATTAAGGACATGGGTCAATGATGTGGAGTTTATTGATAGGAAATGTCCACCATGTCATGGGAACTGCAATCAGGGCAGAAGTTGTCCGGCAAGAATATGAAGAGTAATTTTGTAAACAATCATGTGAGACTGAACGGCAACTGCCATGGCCACAAGTTGCAGCTGTGCAACAAGTGCGCGATGGAGAAGCCGCCAGAGGGTGGGGTTGAGATGAGTGCGACGAGGTGGTTGTGCGCATCGTGCTGGACCGACAGGATCACCAGCAGAAATTTAAAGCAAGCGAGGATGGCCAAATGAATGAACTGTTGACAGCGCTGCACTTGGAGATTGTGATTGTGGACCTGAGGGTGAAGATGCTGGAGGCCATTGAGAGTGGATATTACGATCTGGCCATGACGATGCATTTGCTGATACTGGTCAGGACTGATGAGCTAGATGCGCACAAGTGGGCGATGCCTGAGAAGCAGTGGGCCGTTTATGACAAGATGCACCCATGAAAGAAAATGTTTTTAGCCAGTGGGTGGAGAGGTATCAGCCTGATCCGGTGCTTTTTGTGCAAGAGGTGCTGGGGGTTGATCCGGACAAGTGGCAGATTGAGTTTTTAAAAGCCATTGCCCGTGGGGATAGGAAGATATCTGTCAGGTCTGGCCACGGGGTGGGCAAATCCACTGCAAGCAGCTGGGCCATGCTCTGGTACTTTATGACGCGCAGTCCCGTCAAGGTGGTGGTCACGGCGCCGACAAGCAGTCAGCTTTATGACGCGATGTTTGCGGAGCTGAAGCGCTGGATCAATGCGATGCCTTTGCCGCTTCAAGGTCTATTGACTGTCAAGCAAGAGAGGATTGAATTTAATGCTGCACCGACTGAGATGTTTATCAGTGCTAGGACAAGTCGGGCCGAGCAGCCAGAGGCTTTACAGGGAATTCACTCAGAGAATGTGATGCTAGTGGCCGATGAGGCTTCTGGTGTGCCAGAGCAAGTGTTCGAGGCTGCGGCTGGCTCGATGTCGGGGCATAACGCGGTGACGCTGTTACTGGGCAATCCGGTCAGGAGTAGTGGGTTTTTTTATGACACCCACACGCGATTAGCAGATGAGTGGACCACGTTTCAAGTGAGCTGTCTCGACAGCCCAAGGGTGTCGGATGAGTACGTCAAAGAGATGGCCATGCGCTATGGCGAGGAGAGTAACGTCTACCGGATTCGCGTGGTCGGGGAGTTTCCAAAGGGCGATGATGACACTGTCATTGCCATGGACCTACTGGAAAGCGCATTGAATCGGGATGTGGCCGCCAGCGAGTACGCGCCCATGATCTGGGGCTTGGATGTGGCAAGGTTTGGATCGGACAGATCAGCCCTCTGCAAGCGCCAAGGGAATGCGGTGACTGAGAGCATTAAGACATGGAAAAACTTGGACCTGATGCAATTGACTGGCGCGGTGGTGGCCGAGTACCAGGCGCTTGCACCGAGTCAGCAGCCAAAAGAAATACTGGTGGACTCGATTGGATTAGGTGCTGGGGTGGTGGACCGGCTCAGAGAGCTGGGCCTACCGGCCAGAGGCATCAACGTGAGTGAAAGCCCAGCCATGGGCGGGACTTACAGGAATCTGAAGGCCGAGCTTTGGTACAGGGCGAGAGCTTGGCTTGAGGCACGGGACTGCAAGATGCCACGGGATGATGTCTTGGTCAACGAGCTGGCCACTGTGCGGTACTCATTCACCAGCAACGGCAAGATCGCCATTGAGGGGAAAGACGAGATCAAGAGGCGGGGACTACCAAGCCCCGACAAGGCCGATGCCTTTGTCCTGACATTTGCCAGTGATGCGGTCATGGGGATGTACGGGTCAAGCGGATCGAGCAAGTGGTCTCAGCCACTGCGCAGAAACTTGTCGCGGGTTGCATAATTCGGGTATTGACAAACCAATGGGGGAAACCTATGAAGGCAATGAGTAAAGCGCAAAAGAAGGTCGGCTCAGTAATGAAAGAGTTTGGCTCTGGCAAGCTGCACAGTGGCAAGGGTGGCCCAGTGGTCAAGAATCCCAAGCAGGCAATTGCCATTGCAATGTCTGAGGCAAAGATGCCCATGCGCGGTCAGCGCACAGCAAAGAATAAGGCGAAAAAATAATGGCTACTTTAAAACGCACCATGGAACAGGTCATGGACAGGGATATGGAAGAGGAAATGGGCGAAGACATGGAAGGCGGTGAGAGCTGCCCCATGCCCACGCAAGACATTACCCTCAACCTGAAAAACCGCGCAAAGGCAATCACCAGCGCTGGCTATGGCCCTGAGAATCCCAAGCTGCCCAATGAGGCTTTTTGGCGTAAGAAGGCTGACCAGTGGGATGTGAGCATGGATGACGCAAAGCAGTCTCTGTGCGGTAACTGCGCGGCATTCAACGTGTCTGACAAGATCAAAGAGTGCATTGCCCAAGGCATTGGCATGGAAGCAGACCCATGGGGAACGATCAAGTTGGCCGATCTTGGCTATTGCGAAATCTTTGATTTCAAGTGTGCAGCCAGTCGCACTTGCGATGCATGGGTGGTCGGTGGCCCCAATACGGGCGAAGAGGCTGAAGTCGAAGAGGGCGAAGACGAGGAAGAAGGAGAAGAGGAATGAAAGGTTTATATGCAAACATTCATGCAAAACGCGAAAGAATTGCTGCTGGCAGCAAAGAGAAAATGCGCAAGCCTGGGGCAAAGGGCGCTCCAAGCGCTTCAGACTTTAAGGCAGCGGCTAAAACCGCCAAGCCAGTGAAAAAGAAATGAAGACCCCAGCTTGGCAGCGTAAAGAGGGCAAAAGCCCGTCTGGCGGCTTAAATGCCAAGGGTCGGGCCAGTGCGAAGGCGCAGGGGATGGACCTTAAAGCGCCAGTCAAGGCTGGCGATAACCCAAGGCGCGCCAGTTTCTTGGCACGCATGGGCAATATGCCTGGGCCTGAGTACAAAGCAGGCGAGCCGACACGGCTGCTGCTGTCGTTGAAGGCATGGGGAGCCAGCTCCAAGGCCGATGCCAAAGCCAAGGCGGCTGCAATATCTGCGAGAAACAAGGCGAAGAAATGATTTGTCCAATTGTCATTGCCACTGTCAAGGGCCATGGCCTAGCGGTGCTGCTGGAATCCATCAAGCAATACGCGCCAGAGTGTCCGGTCTACTTGCGCGGCCCAGAGTCGGTGATTGAGAATTTCCAAGCCGATCTGAAGATTTATGGCCAGCCAAGGAACTTTGGCGAGGACTATAACGAGATCATCGAGGCGGCGCTCAAAGACTGGTCATCGTGCATTGTGGCCAATGACGACATAGTGCTGACCCCCACCAGCGTGAAGGTGCTGATGGAGGATGTGGCCATTGTCAGGACCATGAACAGCTACAAAGCTGGGTGGGTCGCGGCAAGGTGCGATGCGGCCAGACCTTGTCAAAATGTGCGGATCAGTGAGCCAAATGAAAGGCTCAACTTCTACAAATTCCCGTCTGAGTCCCACATCAAACTGGTCCAAGAGATCAGCCCCATATTTGCATGGATATCAAGTGATGCATTTGGGGAGGCAAAGTTTCCCCCTCTGAATTGGTACAGTGACGATGTGCATTGTATGGACTTAATCCAAAAAGGCTATGGCCATTATGTGAGTGCTAGTTATGTCCACCACATTGGCTCAAACACCATTGGCATGAATGCACAAAAACTGCATGAAGAAGCGCTGCCATGGCTCAGAGAAAACCGACCAAATTATGCGAGTGCCTGGTTTGATTCTTAACCTTGGGTCTGGCAAAGACTGGAATCCTGAGTATCTGAATGCAGATATACAGGCCAGCAAGAATCCTGACTGGCTGGTCGATATCAGCAAGGTCAAGTGGGGCGACACGCTAAAGACGCGATTTGGGCAGCTGGAGATCGTGCCAGGTATGTTTGAGGCCATTGTGGCCAATGATGTGCTGGAACACATCCCCAATCTGGTCGATGCCATGACCAACTGCAAAGAGCTGCTGAAGGTGGGCGGTGAGATGCGGATTCATGTGCCTTATGACCTGAGTCTTGGCGCTTGGCAAGACCCAACCCATGTCAGGGCGTTTAACGAGAATTCTTGGCGGTATTACACCGATTGGCACTGGTACTTGGGCTGGCCAGATCGGTTTGAGCTGACAACGCTGGAAATGAGGCTCTCAAAGGTGGGAGAAGCACTAGAATTGCCACAAGACGAAATCATCCGCACGCCACGCGCTGTGGACTCCATGTATGTGGTTCTTACAAAGGTCAAGCCATGATTGAAAACATTACCGACAACTTATCCACCGACATTGCAGCCAAAGAGCCAATGGATGATGCAGAACTGCAAGCGATCATTACCCAAGATTTGGTCGATGCGGTGAGCTATGTGGACAGTGATCTGTCCCCCACACGCGCCAAAGGGACTGAATACTATCGCGGTGATTTATTCGGCAATGAGGTCGAAGGCAACAGCAAGGTGGTGGCCATGGAGGTGCGGGATACTGTCTCGGCCATGCTGCCAAGCCTGATGCGGGTTTTCTTTAATTCTGAGAATGTGGTGGAATTTTCGCCCAGGGGACCCGAGGATACTAAGATGGCCCAACAGGCCACCGACTATGCTAATTATATTTTCCAGAACGACAATTCTGGATTTTTAACGACCTATGCGATTTTTAAGGATGCACTGGTTCGCAAATGCGGCATAGCGAAATTCTGGTGGGAGGATGAAGAGAAGGTCCGAATTGAAGAGTACACCGGCCTCGATGACCAGACCCTAGAAATGCTCATGCAAGAGCCTGGTGGTGAGGTCAAGATCGTGGTCTCTTACCCAGACCCAAGCATTGATGAAATGCAGATCAGCACTGTTGACCCCATGACTGGCCAGCCGGTTATGGCGCCACCCGCCATGGTCCATGATGTGCAGATCAAGCGCATCACAAAGGATGGCCGGATCAGGATCATGGCCGTGCCACCCGAAGAGCTACTACTGGACAGACGCGCCAGATCGTTTGATGACGCGACCATCATTGCCCACCGACAAATGGCCACCATGGCTGACTTGTTGGCCATGGGCTATGACCAGGATGAGATTGAAGAGAATCTGTCAACGACAGACTTGGACAGCAATGACGAGTATTTGGCGCGTCAGCCACTGTCCACGACATTTGGCACAAATGACGCTGCCAACCCAATGATGCGCAGAGTGCTTTACATCGAGGCTTATTCCCGTGTTGACTATGATGGTGATGGCATTGCAGAGCTGCGCAAGGTCTGCTGCATGGGTGGCGGCTATAAGGTGGTGCGCAATCTGCCGGCCAGCTACATTCCCTTTGCTGACTTTCCCTGCGACCCAGAGCCACACACAAGCCCACTTGAGGCGATGTCGATTTTTGACATCACCCGCGACTTGCAAGAGATCAAGTCGGAAATACTCAGGAACACATTGGACAGTCTGGCCCAGTCGATTCACCCACGCACAGCGGTGGTCGAAGGCCAAGTCAACATCGACGATGTCTTGAACAATGAGACGGGTGCAATTATCAGAATGCGCGCGCCTGGCATGGTCCAGCCATTGACCACGCCATTTGTGGGTCAGGCCGCATTCCCGATGATGGAATACATGGACCAGATCAAAGAAGATCGCACCGGCATGAGCAAGGCGGCCATGGGCTTGAATGCTGATGCATTGCAGTCAAGCACCAAGGCGGCAGTCAACGCAACGATCAACGCCAGCCAAGGCCGCATTGAACTGACAGCCCGAATCCTGGCTGAAGGCATGAAAAAGCTATTTAAGGGCATTTTGTTCTTGGCCACAACGCACCAGGACAAAGCTCGCATGGTCAGAATGCGCAACGAGTGGGTGCAGATCGATCCAAGGTTCTGGGACACCAGCATGGATGCCAACATCAATATTGCCTTGGGCAATGGCGACACCAACGAGAAGCTCCAAGCGCTGATGATGATCATGGCCAAGCAAGAGCAAATCTTGCAGCAGCTTGGCCCAACGAATCCCTTGGTCACGCCACAGCAGTTCAGCAATACCCTGCGAAAAATCGTAGAGCTATCTGGGTTCAAAGACTCAACCAGCTTTTTCCAAGATATCCCTGCTGACTATGTGCCACCACCACCACAGCAAAAGCCAAGCCCCGAAGAGGTGCTGGCCCAAGTGCAGGCTGAGTCCATCAAGGCAGACATCCAAAAGAAGGCTGCCGAGCTTGAACTAAAGCGCCAGCAGATGATCATGGATGACGATCTGACCCGTGACAAGATGGCCCAAGATATGTATCTCAAAAAGTATGAAATTGAGTTAAAGTACAAATCACAGATCAGTACAGCCGAAATTGATGCGGCCCAAAGTATTGATCGTGAAGCAATGCGTCAGCAGGCGCTCTTGGCCCAGCAGCAGGCGGCACAGTTTGTGTCCCAGCCGCAGCCACCAGCGCCTGAGATGATGCCCCCATCAACCTTTCAAGGAATGGCACAGTAAGTGACAAACGAAGACCAAGTAAGTAAGGGCCGAAAGGCCAAGCAGCTGCTTGAGGATGAAACCCTCAATGCGGCAATTGCGAAATTAGAAGGCGACCAACTTTGGGCATTTCGTTCATCGAAACCCGAAGAGTCTGTGAAGCGAGAGACAGCGTGGTGTATGTTGCAGGCCATTGACGGCCTGCGGCAAGAGTTGATCAAGATCATGGACAACGGCAAGATTGCCCAAAACGCTATCGTCAAATCACAGAAAAACCTAATTTAAGAAATTACTATGGCAGAAATACAAGCGATGAATATGGCCGATGCGGCCAGTGCTATCTCGGCAATCTTAGCCCCCGAAAAGGGACAAGTAGAAGTTGACGAGACGCAGCCAGTCGAAGAGTCCGAAGAGGACTTGGAGACAGCGGCTTCTGAGGAAGATGACTCTGGTGTGGAAGACGCGCCAGATGATGAAACTTCAGAGGAACAGTCAGGGGAAGAGGAAGAGACCGAAGAGGGCGAACAGCCACAGACTTTCACTGTCAAAGTTGACGGCAAGGAAGTTTCTGTCACGCTAGACGAACTACAAAAGGGCTATTCCAGGACTCAGGACTACACTCGGAAAACGCAGCAAATTGCCGAAGTGCGAAAGCAAGTCGAGCAAGAGACGTATGCAGTCCGAGCCGAGCGTGAGCAATACGCTCAATTGTTGGGAGCATTGCAAGCCCAACTTCAGTCTTCAGAGCCTCAGATCGATCTGGATCGTCTTTATCACGAAGACCCGATTGAGTGGGTGAGGCAAAAGGAAGTTATGCGGGAGCGACAAGAGAAATTAGGTGCTATTCAGTCCGAACAGCAGCGACTCTCTCAAGTGGCCCAGTATGAACAGCAGCGCGCCATGGAGGCCCAACTTGCCAGCCAGCAAGAAGCTCTCTTGGCAGCCTTACCTGATTGGAAAGACCCCAAGAAGGCAAAGGCCGAGAAGGCGCTGGTCATTGAGTCTGCGAAGGCAGCAGGCTTTACCGATGAAGACTTGAAGAGCGTTTACGACCACCGACTGGTTTTACTGCTGCGCAAAGCGGCACTGTTTGACCAGATGGTAAGTAAGCGCCAAGGCATTAAGCCTGTGGTGAACAATGGCCCACGACCAGCCAAGCCTGGTGCAGCTGGTCGGGTTTCGACGACAACTGAGAGTACGCGAGCAAAGCAGCGTCTTGCAAAAACTGGCCGTATCGACGATGCGGCTTCTGCAATTGAACTTTTATTGAAATGAGGAAATTATGGCTATCGTAAGTAACACGTTCTTGACCTATTCGGCCAAGGGCATCCGCGAAGACTTGAGCAATATCATCACAAATATTGCACCCGAAGAAACCCCTTACATGAGCAACATTGGCCGTGAAAACGTGTCCAACAGCTTGTTTGAGTGGCAAACAGATACATTGGCCAGCGCTGCTGCCAATGCACAACTTGAGGGTGACGATGTTGCATCGTTTGACTCAGTTACAGCTACTGTGCGTTTGCAAAACTATGCACAGATTTCACGCAAGACAATCATCTTGTCAGCCACTGAAGAAGTGGTCAACAAGGCAGGGCGTCGCAGTGAGCTGGCCTACCAAATTTCTAAAAGGGCGAGCGAGCTAAAAAGAGACCAAGAATTTGTCATGCTCAATAGTGGCATTGCTGTTTCTGGTGACTCTACAACTGCCCGTGTGACTGCTTCTTTGGGTGCGTTTATCAAGACGAACACAGACAAGCAGACCAATGGTACTGATCCATCTTACACAACGCTGCCAAACAGC